TAACTATGTCAGAGAACAGGACTGGAATAAAGAATAGCGCACGAAACACTAATAGCCAGTATAAAGTGTATACTAGCAACTTTGAATAGGAGATGATATGAAACTAACACTTGATGTAGAGAATACGGTAACACACAGAGGTGGTAAGATGCATCTTGACCCCTTTGAGCCAGAGAATACATTGGTTATGGTGGGCTTACTCACTGACCAAGGGCAGGAAGAACTGATTACCTTTGATCACAGTGAGCGTCCAGCAATGGCTGGTGCTGACACCATACTGCAAGATTATCTTGACCAAGCAACTGTGCTTATTATGCACAATGCTGCGCATGACTTGTTGTGGCTTTGGGAATCCGGCTTTAAATATGACGGGCCTGTGTTCGACACAATGCTGGCAGAGTATGTGCTACAGCGTGGACAGAAAGAACCACTGTCACTAGAAGCATGTGCTGAACGCTATGAGTTAGATACAAAGAAGCAGGACACATTGAAGGAGTACTTCAAGAAGGGATACAGCACTCGTGATATACCACATGCAGAATTGTCAGAGTATCTGTCTGCTGACTTACATGCTACGCAGCAACTGTCTGACAGATTAATGTATCGCCTAAATACACCTGCAGATAGTGGTTTGATGGCAACAGTTGACCTGACTAATCAGGTAGCAGTATGTCTTGCTAGAATATATCAGAGAGGTTTCTCTGTAGACAAAAACAAACTTGAAGAGGTGAAGCACGAGTTTGAGCAAGAAAAAATTGAGTTGCTAGATAGTTTACAAAAGCATGTTCGTAAACTCATGGGTGACACACCAATCAATCTGAATAGTCCAGAACAATTATCTTGGGTTATTTATGGTCGTAGAGTTCTCGACAAAATATATTGGGCAACAGCGATTGATCCGTATATGAAAGATGCAGAGTTTCGTAGCCTTGTATCTGGTGGAACAGAAAGGTTGAAGAAAACTAAAGCAGAACAATGTGGTGAATGCACAGGAACTGGATACATTCGTAAAATGAAAAAGGATGGAACACCGTATTCAAAGCCTAATAGGTGTCCTTCATGTGACACTAGCGGCTATAAGTTTGTAAGCACCAACGAAGCTGCTGGTATTGGCTTTAAACCACCATCAGCTAAATGGGCAAGTGCAGGTGGATTCACTACCAGTAAACAGAACCTAGAGATACTTGAAGGTGCTGCTAGGTCGAAAGGCATGGACGATGCTGTAGAGTTCTTGTCAAAGGTGCGCAGACTATCTGCCGTTGACACATACCTATCATCATTTGTTGAAGGTATAAATCTACACACAAAATCTGATGGCAAGCTACATGTACGCTTGTTACAGCATCGCACAGCAACTGGTCGTTTTTCCGGGGCTGATCCTAACATGCAGAACATGCCACGTGGCGGCACGTTTCCTGTAAAGAAAGTATTTGTGTCACGATTTGAAGGTGGTAAGATACTTGAGGCTGATATGGCGCAGCTAGAGTTTCGTACTGCCGCATTTTTATCACAGGATGGAGTAGCAATTGAAGAAGTATCTACTGGATTTGATGTACACTCATACACCGCTGAAGTTATTAGTACCGCTGGTCAACCTACGGATAGGCAGACTGCGAAAGCGCATACATTCGCACCGTTATACGGAGCAACAGGCTTTGGAAGAACACCAGCAGAAGCAGAGTACTATACCCACTTCAACGAGAAGTACACAGGCATCGCAGCTTGGCATTCCCGATTGGCTAAAGAGGCTATAGAAACACAGAAAATACGTACACCAAGTGGCCGGGAATTTGCCTTCCCAAATGTCTCAAGAAAAGCAAATGGTAGGATCACAAACTTTACACAGATTAAGAACTATCCAGTGCAATCCTTTGCAACTGCAGACATAGTTCCATTAGCTTTATTACACATTGAAAAACTACTTGACGGTATGCAATCTTGTGTGGTAAACAGTGTTCACGATAGCATTGTGATTGACGTTCATCCAAATGAAGAACAACAAGTTATCGCATTGATAAATAAGACTAATGATGAATTACCAAACTTAATTACGTTACGATGGGGAATTGTATTTAATGTTCCATTGCTACTTGAATCAAAAATAGGAGAAAACTGGCTTGACACGAAAGACGTATCCTGATATAACTATGAAACTTTTTACAGAAAAGAAAGGAGAATTTAAACATGACACAACTTACAACAATTGATACTAATAACTTTGCTATGATGGCAAAGGCTATGGGTATTGCAGGCGAGGCAGAGACAGGATCAAAGTCTAGTTCACTGGCAAGGCTGCGCATTAACCACACACCTATTATGGGTACTACTGAATTGAATGGCAAATCAGTCAACATGGAAGTAGTAAACGGTGGTACATATCGTTTGGACATTCCTGATGGACCAAACTATTATGCTAACTCCATTATCATTCGTCCATATATGCAACGCTTTATGTACAAGCGTTTTGTAAAAGGCAATGATAAATCGCCTAACAAATTTATTAAGACGATTATGGCTGATAACCTTAACATCGACTTAAAAGATAATGAGGGTGGTTTTAATTGTGGTAAACCTGCGGGTTACATCAAAGACTTCAAAGCACTTCCAGAAAAAATGCAGGAGCTTCTAAAACAAATTAAGCGTGTGCGTGTTGTTTTTGGAACAGTCGAGATGAAAGACCCAATGGATGATTCTGGTAATCCAGTCACTATTGAAGAAGTACCATTCATCTGGGAAATCGACAATCGTGATGCTTTTAAGCTGGTAGGTGAAAGTTTTACAAAACTTGCCAAGTTGAAACGCTTACCTGTTCAGCATCTAATCACTGCTAATACGCAGGAACGTAAGCTGCCAAACGGTAGTAGTTTTTATCTTCCTGTCGTATCTCTTGATGTTACAAACACACTGTCTCTTACAGATACAGAGCAAAACATGTTTGCAGATTTTATGGGTTGGGTAGATAATTACAACACATACATCATTAACACATGGGCAGAGAAAGCAAAGGATGAAATGAGTGATGATGATATTGATGTCGTTGATGGTATGGTAGACATTGATATTGATGAAGAGGTAGCATAATGAAGCACCCAGCTGAACTGGCACTGCACCAATACATGGAAGATGCAGTAGGTGGTAAAACCACTATGTCTGAAGCAACTATTAAACAGGTTGCTACGGATGTAGCAGAGGCTCTTACCCGCCAGTTTGCTGGTGGCAAAAGCCGGGGCGACTTTAGGTTACGCATGTCAAACATTGGCAGACCATCTTGCCAATTATGGTATGAGAAAAACAAACCTGAAGTTGCCCTACCTTTACCTACCACATTCGTAATGAACATGATGATTGGAGACATCGTAGAGGCTGTCTTCAAAGGTATATTAAAAGAAGCAGGAGTAAAATATGAAGATTCCGATAGCGTCACTCTGGACTTGGATAGCACATCCATTAACGGAACATATGATATTGCTATTAATGGTTCTGTTGATGATATTAAATCCGCATCTAATTGGTCTTATAGCAACAAGTTTGATTCTTTTGAAACATTAAAAGAGTCAGACGGATTTGGGTATGTAGCGCAGCTTGCTGGTTACGCAAAGGCATCAGGTAAAAATGCTGGTGGCTGGTGGGTAGTCAATAAAGCAACTGGTGAATTTAAATATGTACCAGCTACAGGTCTTGATATTGAAGAAGAATTAAACAAAGTAGAAAAGACTATTCAGACGCTTGAAGTAAACGAGTTTAAACGATGCTTTGAGCCAGTACCTGAAAAGTTTAGGGGGAAGGAAACAGGCAATCTTGTTTTGAACAAGAACTGCACATTCTGTTCTTACAGGCATGATTGTTGGCCTGATATGAAAGAGTTGCCAGCCGTAAAGTCTCAAGCAAAGGAGCCAAAAACGGTGGCATATATTAAACTAGCAAAGGAGTACGAAAATGGATAATGAATTTGAACTAGAAAACTTGGCTTCACAAATTAAAGAAGCAGAAAAACAACTAATGGAATTGCGTAAGGAATACCGTGAGCGTAAGACTGCAGGTCTTCGTGCAGCTATTGAAGCACGAAACGAAGCAGACAAAGTGTTACGTGAAGAACTGCGTGCGCTTGGTTATCGTTCACCTTTCCAGTTATGGCGTGACGTTGCATAACGCAAAACAATTTCGTGCCGCACGTAAGTATGGTTATCGCAGTGGGCTAGAGCTATCCCTTTCAAAGTTTCTTAAAGAACTTAATGTAGATTTTGATTATGAATGCATTAAGATTGAATGGGAAGACCTAGCCTACCGCACCTACACACCAGACTTTGTGTTAAAAAACGGTATCATCATAGAAACAAAAGGCATGTTCACTGCTGCAGATAGACGTAAACATTTAGCTATCAAAAGACAGCATCCTAAACTTGACATTCGTTTTGTTTTTGAAAACAGTAGACGAAAACTACGCAAAGGTGCAAAGTCTTCTTATGGTGAGTGGTGCATTAAATATGGATTCAGATATTATGATCGCATCATTCCAGAAGACTGGCTTAAGGAGAAGGGTAAAAATAATCATCCAAAGTTTATTGCATTTAGCGGAAGCAAGATAAAAAGGAGAAAGTAACATGAAACAAAAAGATTTAGCTATGATTGATGATAATGATATGATAATACGTGTACGTCCTTATGAAAATAATGATGGCTCTTGGAATGGGGAGATTGATATATCAATAATTTCACAACCAGAAAATACATTTAGTGATGATGACTATTTTCAAATTATGCATTTCTGTAAAATGATGGCATCAACAGTTCCGATTATGGAAAATAATGAAAAAATAAGAGATATGGTACATGATTATGTTGTGAATGTTGTTGACAGTGTTGTTGAAGTTGTGTTAGAAGATGACTACGAGGATGAAAAACCCACTATTGTTTCTCGTGATAAAAATATTATTTCAATTGATTTTAAGACAAAGGGGAACGCATGAGACATGAAACATATATGAAACAAGCTATGGAACAATCAGACAGTAAACAAATGTGGCCTTCTGAAGATGCAGTTGATATGGTCAATAGCCCACCACATTATAATCAGACAGGCATTGAGTGTGTTCAAGCTATCTCTGCTGCCACTGGTGATGGGTTCAAATATTACTTGCAAGGTAATATAATGAAATACCTATGGCGTTTTGACTATAAGGGAAAACCACTAGAAGACTTGGAGAAAGCACAGTGGTATCTAGACAAGCTAATTGAAGAGGTAATGGCAAGTGATAAGAGTTAAGATGTTTATTACCCTTGATGTAGATGAAGAAGAATATCCGATACCAGCAGATGAAAATGTTGGTGAGGAATTAGAAGACGGTATCCGGGAGTATTTTTATGATGTAGACGGTGCTGAAATTAGAAGTATGAAAACAATACAGGAGTGACAGATATGATAAACAATTATTTACCTACAGACTATCAAAATTTTATAGCACTTTCACGTTATGCCAGATGGAAGGAAGATGAGCAGCGAAGAGAAACATGGAATGAAACAGTATCAAGATATTTTGACTATATGGCTAGTCACTTGTCTAGCAATCACGACTATCAGCTTTCTGATTCATTAAGGGCTGAACTTGAAGAGGCAGTACTTACACAGCAAGTAATGCCAAGTATGCGTGCGCTTATGACTGCTGGTCCTGCATTGGATCGGTGTCATGTTGGTGGCTATAACTGTTCATATGTTCCTGTAGACAACCCCCGTGCATTTGATGAGACAATGTATATTCTTATGTGTGGTACAGGTGTGGGCTTCTCTGTTGAACGCCATCATGTAAACAAGCTGCCTCAAGTTAATGAAGATTTCCATGATACAGACACAATAATTAAAGTAGGTGACAGTCGCCCCGGATGGGCAAAGTCACTAAAAGAATTAATTGCTATGCTTTACACTGGACAAATTCCCAAGTTCGATGTCAGCGAAGTGCGTCCTGCAGGTGCAAGGCTCAAGACTTTCGGTGGTCGTGCGTCAGGTCCACAGCCCCTTGTCGAACTCTTTGAGTTTTGTATTCAAAAGTTCAAGGGTGCTGCGGGTCGCCGCTTGTATCCAATCGAATGTCACGACATCATGTGTAAAATTGGTGAAGTTGTTGTTGTTGGTGGTGTCAGACGAAGCGCACTCATCAGCCTGTCCAACCTGAATGATGACCAAATGCGTCATGCAAAAGCAGGTAAGTGGTGGGAATATGAAGGGCAACGTGCGCTTGCAAACAACAGCGTTGCTTATAAAGAAAAGCCACAGATGGGTACATTCATGCGTGAGTGGCTATCTCTGTACGAATCAAAGTCAGGTGAACGTGGTATATTCAATAGGCAATCTGCAAAAATGCAGGCATCAAAGAATGGTCGGCGTGATGTTGAGCATGACTTCGGCTGCAACCCTTGCAGTGAGATTATCTTACGCCCATACCAGTTCTGTAACTTGTCAGAGGTAGTTGTTCGTGCAACAGACACAGTGGAAACTCTAAAAGAGAAAGTTCGTCTTGCCACTATTCTTGGTACATTACAAGCTACACTAACTGACTTTAAATATCTGCGTAAGATTTGGAAGAACAACACAGAGGAAGAGCGTTTGTTGGGTGTGTCATTGACAGGTATCATGGATAATGAACTTACATCAGGACGCAGTGCTAAACTTGGCATGAACATAGGTCAGGTTCTAGAAAACTTACGTGATGTAGCAATTGAGACTAACAAAGCATATGCCAAGATGATTGGCATCTCACAGTCTACTGCTGTTACATGCGTTAAGCCATCAGGTACAGTGTCACAGTTGACTGATGCAGCATCTGGTATTCACGCACGGCACAACCCATATTACATTCGTACTGTTCGTGGTGATAACAAAGACCCATTGACACAGTTCCTTATGTCACAGGGTATTCCTGCAGAGCCAGATGTAATGAAGCCTGATAGCACGACAGTGTTCAGCTTCCCAATGAAGTCACCTAAAAAGGCAGTGACACGGACTGATATGACAGCTATTGAACAGCTTGAACTGTGGCTTATGTACCAGCGTTATTGGTGTGAACACAAACCATCTGTTACAATCTCTGTGAAAGAACATGAGTGGATGGAAGTAGGCACATGGGTGTACAAAAACTTTGATGAAGTATCTGGCATTAGTTTCTTGCCACATGATGACCATACGTATAAGCAAGCACCTTATCAGGACATTGATGAAGATACATATAAAGAGTTCTTGACAAAGATGCCAAAAAATGTAAACTGGTCATTGTTGCAAGAGTTTGAAAAAGAGGATACAACTTCAGGCGGGCGTGAGTTAGCTTGTACTGCTGGTATATGTGAAGTAGTTGACATCGAAGCAGCGTAGTGGTAAGTTAGTGTGGAAGCGTGGGGATGGTTGGATACAGTTCAATCCCCCACGTAGCCATCCTAGTTATGAAGAATGGCAGAAACTTAAACAAAAAGAATATGATCATATGAAAGGAGAATATGAAAATGGATGATGAAAAACAAATGATTACTATTGATGGTAAAGAATATGACTATGACGAACTAGAAAACAACGAACAGTATCT